TCCTTGGCGTTACGCACAAGGCCAGACACATACAAGCGGCCATCAACTTCAAATTCATTGCCGACGATACGAACTACGGGGATGTATTTCCCCGCCCAATCGCGTTCTTCAAGAATTTCATAGCCGTTAATCTTGCAGTATTTAACTTGGACACGATCAGATTGACGAGATTTTTTAGGTTTTCCATAAATTTCTTTCAGTTGTTTGTCTTCTGGTGTGCCTTCAAAAGCGGTCACATTTCCAGGGTACATGTTAAGGGTTTCCTTGGTGTAGTCAAGGTAGTAGTAGTCAGCCACCCGCACGGTGTCTTCGGTGAGCCATTGATTCAAATTTTGGTCGCCCACACCCAGCGATTGCAGTGTGGTGATGGGCGCTGAGTTAGGGTATTTGCGGGCGTACTCGTCTTTGGGGATGTCTTCAGTGATCAAGCACCATTGTTGATCCGCGCCGGTCGGGTCTTGGATCGTTGGATCCATGTAGACCGAGAAGCTGTTGCGTACACGGCCAATCTTGATGTCTTGGTCAAACGTGTTTTCGTCGCAGTATTCGGTCAGGATGCGGATGTAACCTTCGCCGTAGGAGACTTGGTTTTCACACGCGGTATCGTACGCGACGTCAGCGTCGCTGATGTATTCGATGTGTCTGACCATGCCGTTGAAGATTTCGGCAACTTCAACGTCTGCGTGGTCGTCGGCTGGAATAACCTTGCCACTTGGGCGGTTCTGCCTTTGGTCATTGGTCACCTGTCTTACGTGCTGGGGTAACTTATTGATCGTCAGACACGGTCTGGCGTTGATCGTTTGGCCTTGCACAGCGCCACGAGTGGCCAACACGTCCGCTGGCCACTGCCAGCGATTGTCGGGTGAGCCAGCGTAGAACTTTAAATCGTCGATCTCATCTTCACGGGATTCAGACAACGCCCCAATCGCCATGTTGAGACGGGTGCGCGCGGTGGACAAGATACTGGATTCAGTCTTCTTATCTCCACCATTGGCCACAGCACCTGCTGCGGCGATGCCTGTGTAATCTGCCATTATTTTTTCTTCTTTTCTGCTTCGCGCTTGACGCTGTAAGCAATTGCGACCGCTTGCTTGACTGGCTTGCCAGCAGCAACTTCGGCCTTGATGTTTTTGCGAAAGGCTTCGGGCGATTTGGATTTAACGAGCGGCATTATTTCTTTCCTTTGCGAAACATCGTTGTGTCTTGCTCCATGATGTCGTGCATACGTTTTTCAGCCTCAAGCGCGGCTTCAGTTGTTGGGTAAGTCGGGAAGGTTATGCCCGATTTAATCGCAAACCGCATGGCGTCAGGCACTGATCTTACCGCACCGCCCCAATATGTGGGGAGAATCATTGATCCTTTGTCGGTATCGACAACAGAACCCATAAAAGTTGTAGTAGACCCATCGTCGTGGCGTAAACCAGTTCCGCCAAGAAGATTTTGCCGGTGATAGTTCAGCGCGGCTTGCTCTTCAGGTGAAAACTTAGATATGTCTACCAAGTCCATATTATTTCTTTTTGGCCGTCTTGGCTGACTCTTTAAAGTCTTTGGCCGTTGGCGCATTCTTGCTGCCAGGCTTGTTCATCTTTTCGCCAGAGCCCGCTTTGATACGAGCCTGTTTTGCGTGGATGTTTGCGTAAAGTCCAGGTTTGGTAGCCATATCAACACTTCCATCTTTTAAGGGCTGCTTTGGCACGTTCGCCATCTTTGGCGTTGGCCGCTACAGCGCCCATTCTTGCACAAAATGAATCCTTGCGGCCTTGATCTGCCTTGGTCTTAGGGTTTGGTGCTGGCGCTTTAAGGTTAGAGCCAGTTTCACGATTGTACTTCTCGCGCCCTTTGGCCGTCAAACCAGCGCCCTTAGATGTAGGGAGTTTCTCGCCTCGACCTACTGACAGAGATACCGTTTTCTTCATTTAACTCCCCATCCATGATGCGTTGAATCCACTGCCTTGCGCGTTCACGCGGCGGGTCGGCTCAACATATTGTCGATGTGCTACAGGAAACGCAAATGTAACAGCAATTGCGTCGGCAGCGTCAGGTGACGCCAACCCGCGCGACTTCATGTCTTTTTTGCTCTCCAAGAAAATCGTCCCTTTCGAGTCAGGCTTCATCATAGGCGAAATCAAGTCCGTCTTCAAGAACCTGTCGTTTGGAATCGCCGCAGTCTTCAGCCACTCGCGCATGTCACCCCACATCTGCGCGCGCATGTTGCCGTACATGATCGGGTTCTTCGCCTTGTTTCCAAAGTTCACGCCCTTAATCTTGTACCGTTGCTCCTTCAGCCGATCCACAATGCCAGCCCCCAGCCCGCCTTCGTCGATCACTGTGAGCGTCGGCTTGAACTCCTCAATCGCTTCGATCACATGACCGACCACCGTCATGGTGTCGTCGCCCCTGTGCCGCATGATCTTCACGATGTCCCGACCTTGCCGCACCGCGATGACCGTGGCGTCCGCCCCGAACCGTGCGGGGTCTACACCAATCACGATTGGCGCTGACTGATCCTGATATTTGGTGCGTTTCATCGCGTCGTCCACGATGTCAGCCCCGATGAACTGGTCGTCGCCCGCGTTGGGGAACTGACCGTACACCTCAACGTGCGCCTGCGCCGAGTCTGGCCCATATTCGTCGATGATCCGCTGATAGACCGCCTTGTCGGTACCCTCGACCGTGCGCGCGTCCACCACTTTCGTGCGCCAGAACTCGCGTTTGCTGTTAAACGCCTCGTAAAAGTACCCCGTGTTGCGCCGTGGGTTACTGAAAGCCATCCAAAAGCGATTTGGCGTATTTTCCGTAAAAAAGCCACCAGTAACCGCCCAAATTGAGTCGTCAATACCACTGGCTTCGTCAAAAATCACCAAAACACCGTCGAAATTGTGTACACCAGCGTACGCATCGGGGTTTTCGGCCGACCATAAGCGCCCCTCCACGCCCCAGTAGCGTGTGCCCTTCTTTAAATCCCGCTCAACCAGTTCAGTCAACCACTTGGCGGGCATCACTCTAGTCGCACTGACCTCAAACCAGTGGCTGTTGATCGACATCGCCAGCCATTTTGTGATCTCGGCCCATGTGATTGAGCGTAGCTGACTTTCCGAGTTGGCCGAGATGATGGTTGTCGAGCCGATTCGTGTGGCCACCATCCAAATGGTTAACCAACTGACCAGCGCCGACTTGCCAATACCACGGCCTGACGATATTGCCTCTTGCAATACGTCGAAGTCCAGCTTGCCTTGGTTCAGTTTGATGTGTTCGGCCACATCCAGCAGCACCTCGCGCTGCCATTTGCGCGGGCCTTGGAAGTTTTCTAGCGGTGTGCCCTTGACACCCCAAGGAAACGCAAACATTACAAACGCCAGCGGGTTGTCCTTGATCGCCGGACTCCAAAGCCTGGCCATCAGTTCCTGTTCGTCTTCAGCGCTGTAGATGGTGTTCTGCATTTACCTTGTGTTCCAGTGTTGGACTTGGTTCGTTGGCGATTACATCAATGACCCGTGACTCTGCTTGGCGTAGCGCGCCGACGATGCTGATGCGCTGGTCGACATCAATGCTGATGGACTGCTTGGCCACCCAGCCGTGTGAGTGCTGGAGGATCGCCAACGCCGCTTTGGCGTCACCTTCGGTCGCGGCCTTGTGCAGACATTTGGACATCTCCAGTTCGCCGTCGGCTTTGCCCTTGAGCGCCGCCATGTCCGCTACGGGGTCTAGCTCGCACAGTTGCCGGTACTCGGTGGGCAGCATGCCAGAGGCCAGCGCCAATGCGTCGCCCTTCAAGCCCAGCTTGGCGGCTTCGTAGATTTTGTTTAACCGCGCTTCGGTCGCAACGATTTTGCGCGGCTCAAATGGAAGACTGTGAAACATGTGCCCGAATATACCAAACGTGGGTCATGTGGGCAATTATTTTTGGCTTTGAAGTCGTGTAGCCATTTTTTAAAAATAAAAAATAAATTGTTTGTGAACCCTCCGTCACCGTATGGCCCTGGCCGACGGCCCTACCCCCACCCCCTATGTTAGTGAGCACTTACTTACAGCAGCCTGGTTAGTGCCTACTAACTTAAATGAAGTGAGTGCTTACTAACTTAGCCTCGGGGTTGGTGTTAGTAGTCACTAACTTAGCCTGGTTAGTGGTCACTAACTTAGATTTTTACGCCAGTTAGTAGGCACTAACTTAGCGTGTAATACTTTAGTGGGGGGTCATGTGGACAATGTACCCACACTTTTTTTGTCGCTGCCCAAACGTGCATGCACACTCAACCATACATCTATAGTACTACTATTTTTAAACTCATAATAAATACAGAAAAACATGGGTACATAGTCCACAATGCGAAAATAGTCAGGCATTACGTGGCCATTTTGTGGGTCATGCCCCTTATCCACAATCGACCCCCATTATCCACATATTTTGTAAGTAAATTCTTTACATAGGGTTTTGGAGGGGTCTTGTAAATCAATAACTTACAAGAGTTGGCACGATTCTATTATGTATATATAGAGAGTCCAGTAAATTTCAGTCCACAAACCAAGGAGTAAACCATGAGAGAAATTGTAGAAAACTTCGCCGCCTATTACATAGAGCAAGGCATCACCGACGTTAACCCCTTCGACCTTGCCGACATGATCAGCGACGCTATGCCCCATTTGACGCGCATGGAGCTATGCAATTTAGTAAATGAGTGTGAGGATGTCATCAAGGCCAAAATCGGCTATGTGAGCCCTTTCGCGCATTTGACAGAAGCAACCGACGCATGGAGTCCAAAATGAGCAACCTATCCCTACAAGTCACCTTGCGCGGCGGCGCGGTCAAAGTCTTCCCCTTGTCAACAATAGAGTCCGACTACACGATGGGCGGGTCTTGGCACTATGCCATGATGCCGCACATGTCTCACATTGATGACGCACATTTTGAGGTTTTCACAAACTACGAAGGTTGCGGTGCGTGGGAACTTGTCCAATACCACTACATCGAAGGCCGCACGACAACCGGCGCGATTGACCACGACGACGCTGAAGAGTACGGCGCGGATGTGCGGTTCTCTTGGCAGATCTTGTTGAACGATAAACCCGCGACGTATGAAGAAGTCGAACAAGCCCTCAACCCCAACGCATAGGGCTAACCCGAACTGGCGTAAAAATTTCGTTATCAAAAGGAAAAATATCATGACATACAAAAATGAGTTCTCACATTACGACGACACCCTTGACCTTCCCAAAGGTTGGATTGACACGTCTTGGCACAACGACGTATGCCCGAGCTTTGAGAAGGTTTTTGGCGACACCACGTTCCGTTTGTGGTGCGATTTCAAAGACCCCGCGTTGCGGGAAGTCGGCGGCTTGCGCTTTACTGTTTGCACATATATTAACGAAGATGAGCTAAGCGAATCGCTTGGTCAGTTTGAGTCAATGGACGAGGCTTTGGCCTTGATAGATGAGGTGACAGCATGATCGACAAAATCGAGCAAGAATTCCCAGACCTGACTCTTGTCCATCTCAAAGATGGACGCGTGATCGGCATCAATTCCGAGTGCGTCGTACTGTACGAAAACATCGACGACTTTTGGGAAGGCAACAGTTTGCAAGATCGCCCGACCATCAACCTCATCTGACAGTTCAACTGCTAACCCTTGTTCGAGGGTTAGCGGGTGACTTGTCACCAATTCAATTTAATCAACTGGAGTACACGACATGAACAACTTATTCGAAGAATTTCAAGGTGCGGACGTTGAACGTCTCGCCGACTGTTTAGCTGCGATACGCAAGGCGGGGTTGACCATTGATAAACACACGCAAGCAGGCGTTAATCAGTCGAGCGGCAATGTATGGGTTTGGTCTGAAGACTGGGCGGGGGCGGTGGCCTGCTCGATTGGTTTTGACGTGTTCTGGGTTCACTCATGCCGCGAATGCGGGGAAGAGTTCGAGTTCGACTCATACGCCGAACTGGACGACTTTTTGCAAGACAACTGGAACGACTGCACTATGTGCCGCACCGAAGAGGTGGCCGCATGAAATTTTTACGCCAGAGGCCAGGTTTGCGCCAAATTCTTGACGCTATCGGCTTTGCCTTTTTCCTTGCCCTTCCCTTTGTCCTTTACTTTTGGAACATGACACCATGAAAACTTACACACAAAACGAAATCGATGCGATCGCAGACGCGGCGTTCAATCACGCTATTTTGCACATTCAAGACCATTTAGGCCAAACTGATGGCGGGGTGGCGGGGATTTATTTTTCAGACGACAAGGAGAAGATCATTTTAGATATTTTCAAGTCTTACATCAGAACAGAAATTGAGGTGACACCATGAATACGATTGCTGAAACATTTGCCCTTAATCAATGGCTGAGTGACTACCCTGTCAATTTGTCATATGACGAAATAATCACAGTTTTGAACAATGCTAAAAATGAATGGACGATTGACGACATATGGGTATGGCAAGTAGTAGAAGACTGTACTCTTGACCAAGTAGCGCAATTTATAGAAGACACAAAACAAGCTTTTGAAAGGGCAATAGCATGACGACGACCGAATTAGAACGCGCGGCCTATACAGCCGGAGATACCAACACCGCCAACCTGTTGGCGCGAATTGATAGTCTGACCGAGGCATTAGGTCGCGCGGTGGCTGAGATTGAGGACTTGACGTGTGAGCGCGATTCGTTGGTCGCAGAGTTGCGGGAGGTGGCTGAATGAATCCAATATTCGCGCAAGCCTTAGCACCTTGGACGCCGCCTCCCGCGCCCACACCGACCGAACTGGTCACCCGCGCCCTGATCATGGCGCTGACAGCCCCAGACGCTCAGAGGGCGCAAGAATGTGCGGACTTGGCTGAACATTGGGCGCAAGGGCTTACAGAGGCCGAAGTCGAGGCTTGCAAGGCTGAGGCCTCTGGGTACATATGATAGCCATATGCGCGGCGTTGATCGCTGCTATACTTGTCGTTCTGCTTGGTCTTTGAGCAGTTGCCTAGAACTTAACAGCCCGCCTTGTGCGGGCTTTTTTTTATTGCTCGACTAGATTTCGCATGTCTGACTTGTTCATGTGAATCATGTCGGGCGCACAGAATATGTGTTTCTTGGTGTCGTATTGCCGCGATTTGATGCGCCCCTGATCGCCCCATCCGGCCTCTTTGAGTGCATGCAATAACGCTGCTTGAACAATTTTCACGCCAGTTGGTGCAGAACCTTGCAAGCGATCGCAGACGCTATGGAACGGCGACGCTATCACGCCACGGGCAAACTCACCCACACGGCGGCGCATCTGATCGACTAGGAACGATTCAGCGGTGCTCATGCCATGCTCGACCATGATGGCCTTAGCCTCAGTCATTGGGGGCGGGGCGTTCGGGTTCCACGCTGACACGTCACGGGTGTGCAAGTAATCGGCGACGGCCTCAAAGCCGCCACGGTGTTGATACCAATTCCACAGGCTCACGGCCTGAGCCTCTGGTAGTTTAGATGCTGCACACCAAATGACAAACCACCGGCGGTCTTCGCTGGGCAATGAAATAGCAACACGTTCATTACTGAACGCAATCACGAAGACGCGGTTCAACGCCATGTATGGGTGTAAACCCTTGCGGTTGACCATGAGCAACTCAGGGGGCGCGGCGATGATGGGCTTGAGGGTGTTCTCCAATGCGCGGCGATCCTTGGCCTCTGCTTGGCGTAGCTCGGCGATTTCCATCACTTCGCATTCAAGCGCGTAACCCCATTGGGAAGACAGGTCTTCGTTTTTGACCAATGAGCAATTGGCCTTGGCGTCTCCACCGATAGCCCAGAAGAACGGCGCAAAGAGGGTGTCTTTGCCGCTGCCGTGATTGCCGCCCATGAGAATGGCGTGGTTGATCTTATGCCCAGGAAACTGCACTTTATGGGCTAAGGCATTCAACAGGTGTTCACGCTCGAACTGTTCGGGAACCATGCGCTCGACGTGCGCCAACCACTGAGACACGTCACCGGCTGCGGGCGTAGGACGCGCGTCGCGCCAGCGGTTGCCGTAGATAAGGCCGTCACGGGCAACCAATATGGTCGAGCCTGCGGCGTAGGTAATACCGGCCAACGCCTTAGCTCCCTTGGCTTGGCGGTTTTCGTCAAACGAATAAGACGCCTCAAGACGGCGCTTGGCGTTGTGAATCGACTTGCAATCTATGTGCCTGAACAACGCGTTGAAAGTGCTGCGGCTGATCTCGCGCCGGTCGGTCATGTCAAAGTAACCATCATCTGCTTGGACGTACGCAAACCGGTTCCACCACTCGGCCTTCTCAATGCGGCCTAGCTCTTTACGCTCGACCTCGGCGATAACGGTAGCCGCCACGTCGGGATACTCGGGTGTCGGGGTGAGTTTGGACAACGCTGAGTCCATCGCCTGCGCCAACAATTCTTCACGAAGGCCAGGTGTGTGCGCTGGGCCACCATTGTCGGTCACCCATTGCAGGAACATGCGCGAGTCAAAGTCCACGCAATGCGAATGCAGGCAGCAGTATGCGCGGTTGGCTGGCATGTACCGGCCTTCGGGGTTGCCGTCGGTGTGCTCTGCGCCATTAGGGCAGATTACGCCCGCCCAGCCTTCGCCGTTGGGTTTAGACAACAGCAGACCCTGTTCGGACAACCACGCCATCACGTCGTCTGCGCCGTCGTCGGACAAGCGGATCGGGCGCAAGGTGAGCGAATCGGCCTCGACTGGCGTCACGCCAAGGGCATCACATATTTGCGATAAGGTGTATTCGCGCTCTGGGTGAAACCCGACCAGACGCGACGCAAACATGTTGCGGTCGGGCTTCAAGTTAACCGAGCCAGGCAGTCGGAAGTTGCGAACCGGATTGCAAGCTCCAGGGTCTGTATAGCCCGCGTCTGCAATGGCGCGGATGGCCGCGCTGAACTCGGCCTTGGTGGGCTGGTCAACGAAAGCATAGCCCCACTGAAACGATCCTTCGGACGTCTCCATGATCCACGTCGGCTCAATCGGGGGTGTCTTGGATTTGGTGCCAATGTCGTCCAGCATCATCACCAAGATGTACTCGCAATTGGCTGCGCTGGCCGACACGCGCCCATCGGCGAATCGGTCAATGATGAAGCTGGCGGTGTTGGCGTACCACGCTTGGCCAGCCTTGACTCCCTTGGTGGGAAGGTGCGCTGGCCATGTGCATTTGACTGCGCCGTCAGCGTGTAGCTGGATTTGGCCGTCTTTTAATTGTGGTTTTTGGTGCACAATAAGTGCAGTCTCACCAACTGGGGCGAGTTTTGTGATAAATTCCAGAAATTCCAAGTTAGTGCTCCCTTACAAGCCCGCCTGCCAGCGGGCTTTTTATTTGCCGTATCTCGACATGATTGCCACCTCTGCACCAAGGGGTAAACCCTTAGCCCACTCAGGCGGCGTACACATCACCTTTTCAAGCCGCTCGGCCATCTCTTCTGGCCGGTCGGTTTCCAACACGATTTCATCATGCACATGCAACACCACGTCATCAAGCTGGCGTAGCGCGTGACGCAACAAATCGTTGGCGGTGGCTTGGGTGATATTCTCACACGCCAACCCTTTCCAAAGCCTTGCGCGTGGCCATTCGGTTGCGTCTGCTGCCGGTTTCCAAGCGGCCTTGGCGTACGTCACGCCGTCGGCTTCGAGCTTGGCAAAGGGGTAGCACAGGACTCGACCGGAGGGCAGAGCGTACCAGAGATGCTGACCGTCGAACAGGTAGGTAACCCGCCCCACGCTGAACTCATGGCCTTTATTTCGCATGGCGCGGGTGTAGGCTTCTTCCAAGGCTTGCCAGTAAGGCACTGACCAAGGGTTGGCTCTGCGCCATGCGTCTACCATGCGCTTGGCATCTGACTCAGGCAGGTGTACGCCGTAGACCCGACCCATCGCCGCGAAGGCACCGATGCCACCGGCAAAGCCGCAGGCCAACTCTTGCACTTTGCCAATCTGGCGCTGCTCACCGTTGACCTGATCGACCGCCACGCCAAAGGTGGCAGCAGCGTTGACCTTGTACACGTCATCACCATTGGCAAAGATGGCCAGCTTGCGCTCGCCTGCGGGGCAGTTGGACAGCCACGGGTTAGCGCGGGCTTCGATGGACGACCAATCGGCGACGACTAGGGACTTTCCCTTAGCCGGTATCAGTGCGGGCCTGAGCATTCCTTTGAGGACATCAGTAACGCGCTTTCCAAATTGTGGAACAATTGAATGGCCTCTGACCATTGCAGTTCTAACGTCTTCGGGCGATTTGGCGCACTTGCGAGTAAAATTGTGAACTTGGGCTCCGTAGCTTGAAGCTCGTCCAGTGGCTGATCCTCCAGCAAATACAAAGGCTCCGCGAACCCTGTGATCTTCGATATCTGCGAGGCTTGCGAGGCGGCTGAACTTAGCAACCGAAGACGCCCATAGGTCGTCCGCGCATTGGATGACCTCGGCAACAGCGGGCGGTATCTCATCTGGATTCTCCATCGCAAGCAAGTTGGCTCGCACAGTCTTGTCAATTGAATATTTTTCACCGGTCTTCATCAGTTTCAAAGCCTGTGGCCCCACGCGGTCGATCACCCACTGACGCATCTTAGGCGACCTGACGCTGGTAATAGCGCCTTCGGTCACCTCGGCCACAATCTGCTCAATCTCGACCAACTCATCGCTGGCAAACTTGACGGCGGCATTGCACAAGGGCACGTCTACCAACACGCCACGGTCGTTGATCCGCTCGTTGACGTGGTAGTCCTCAACCTCTTGTATGGATAGCGGGCGCAGGGCTTTGCTGATCGAACGCATAGCGCGGACGTCTTGCTCGCAATAATCAATCATCTCGGCCATGAGCGCAGGGTCTTGTCTGAACGTGCCGTCGGCCTGTGGGATCGACAGCAAGCGGATCAGTTGGGCACCACGGTGGCTCTTCTTCATGGACGCGCCAGCAAAGCGGCCAACGTCTTCGAGCGAGCCAGGCGCGCAATTGGCGCGGGCTTGTGCTGCGGTGCAGTAGAACTGTTCCAGCTTGAAGTTGATACCCAACACGTACCAAAAGATCAGGCGTTCAAACGCTGCGTTATGGGCGTAAATTTGGCCTTTGTACGCTTTTACTTTCTCAGGAAAGGGTTGACCAGGCAACCATGTCTGCACGTCATCGTCATCAAACGCATACGACATGCACAGCACTTCGGTGCTGGGGTCTTGCGCGTAGTTGTAGACGCCGTGCTTGGGTAAATCGCATCGGCTGCGGGTTTCAAAGTCTAACCAAAGCATTACAGCGAACACACTCTGCACGTTGGGACTTTACCTTCACCGCGAATCTTGCGTCCACTTTCAAACTCAACGGCCAACTCTTTGAGGGACGCTGGCCAAGTGTCGCGCTGGGGTGATCTAAATGTGTGGCCGAGCTTCTCTTCAATGGCCACGCCTCTTGCGTATTCTTCTGGGTAGTCACGCCAAAGATCGCGCCACTCACCCAAGCGTTGGTATGGGCACACAGCGCAGTCAGTGCGTCGGGGGATGGTGACCTCGCGCTTGGCCAAGTATTCCCAAACGTCTGCTTCCTTCCAGCCCCACTCACGCATGGGGAAGCGAATCTTCATGTCTTCGCCGTAGATGCCGCGCCGTGCTTCTTCGTCAGCGCGAAGGCCAACATACAGCACAGACCCTTCGGGTAGCGTTTCAAAGTATTTAATTGTTGGTTCGATCTTCAGAATGCGCGTACACCATCTGGCGCGAAAGTTGGGCAGCATCTGCTGCTCGTCGATCAAACCATACAGGTCAGTCGTGTGGCCAACCTTCTTGATGGGCAAACCCAACATGCGCTCCAGCTTTGCCCAATGCTCGACCATCTCAGGCAACTCATTGCCGGTAGCGTTGCAGATCAGTTCATACTCGCGCGGCTCAACTTCCATCAGACGAAGCGCCAATGCTGTTGAATCCTTACCGCCGCTCAAACCAATAACATGTTTCATGTCGTGTCTCCTTTCCAATGCCGCCTGTCACGCGGCATCAGGAAGATTACTCTTGCGTAGGTGGCGCAGGCATCTGCGCTTGGGCTTGCATTCGGATTTTGTCCATCAGCGAAGCGAGCAACGCCATCACAGCGTTGATTTCTTGCACGTCAAGCTCTAATCTCATGCTGACCTCCGGCGACGGCCTGCTGCTGGCGCTGGGGCTTCTTCAGCCTTGGGTGCGGGCTCAGGCTCGCCATCCATGCTGACCCACTCGATGACCTCAAACACAGGCGTGTAAATCTTGCCGTAGCTCTTGTGGGCATAGTGGTCTTTACGCAGACGCACAATGGCCACTGGCTTGGCTTGATCTTTCTCGACCTGTTCGGCCAACGCGACTGCAATGGCCTGAACCGCTTTTTTACCGCCGACCGAAGTCGTGGTGTAACGCGCTTCCATTCCTTTGTCTTCGCCGCTGATGCACTTGAGTGACAAGCCGACCTGTGTCTCCCAACCCTTCTTGGCACCTGGGGGCGCTTCGTCAAGTTCGGGCAACGGCTGGCTGACACTGGCCATCTTCTCGGCCAACACCTCACCATCACCCCAAGCGATGTAGCCGTGGACAAAGGAGAAGGGGTTGATCGCCCACTTGCTGTCGTCTTCAACTTCGGTCTGATCGGCACCGAAGACCCAATGGCCAGTCTTATCCATTTTGAGGATAGCTGTACCGGCTGGGCCAACGTCTGCTTGGATCGACCGCAGTGCGGTTGACAGGGTGGAGACTGCGGGCAAGCCCGCTTGAGAGAACGCTACTAAATTGGACATGATTTTCCTTATTGAAGTTTAGAAAGGGCAGCAGTCAACTGCTTCCCGATTTGCAACACTGCCGGACGGGGATCGCTCTCCGCTGCCAATGTTGTGCCTGAAGACACTGACACGACAAGATCGTCGGGCAATGTCATCTTGCGCTTTTTGAGTTCCTTCTCCGCTTGCGCTGGAGAAACCAACTCGGGTTCTTTGTGGGGCTCAATGCCCAGTTTGCGTAACTCTACATGAGCTTGCGCTTCATCTACCCACTGACGTGTGCCACGCTTGGCCACCAGTTTATACCCAGGCACTGGCGCGCCGCTGTCCAAGATTTGATGCGCCAGCGCACGAAGGTCTTTGATCCAATCCTCCAGTATGTCAGCGTTGGCCAAGTACGAGCCCAGCGTCTGCACGTCGATCGCTTCGACTTGCGTCTTCAAGGCACGGTCAACAGCGCCGGTCATCTGTGGGCACACGGGCTTGGCCGCGCACCAACGGCAGTGGTCACCAACCTTGAGTGCAGCGTCAGGTTGCTGCGCCAACTTGACTGCTTTAACCAAGTCTTTCTCAAACTGGGCAATGCGCGCAGGTGTCGTCACCCAACGCTTGACCTGTGGCGGCTGCACGATCACCATTTCGATTTCGTCAACGCCGTCAAACGCCCACTTGGCTTCTTCGGTACGCATAGCCGCAGCGGCGTAGAACATCAACTGTGGGTTTTCTTCTACCTCAACAGCCACGCCGTCACCAAATTTCCAATCCAATACGACAGCACGGCTACCAATCCGCCCAATGAGATCAGTGCTCCCAAAAACACCAGGCAACAAGTCACCAAAACCAACGCGAGTTTCAGCTTCATATTCCATCTCCTTGTTAGGGTCTATCTTATCCAGCGCCGCAAGAGCAGGCACCAGTTTGTCGTCAATCAAGTCCAACGTCAACACCTGCTCGTTGTAGGTGGTGCCAAGGAATTCTTCGGGGGATTTGTCTGACATCACTATTTCAGCGATGACGTTGTGCAACAGCGTACCTTCATCCGCGTACTTGTTGCTGGGCTGGGGCGGCATCTTCTGCACCAAGGCTACAGAGCCTGGGCAATTCATAACGCGCTTGGCGGTTGAGCCGCCGACTATCTTACTGTGATCCACTGAACTCTCCTGTAATTGAATGAGACTGAACTATAGCACAGAAAATAAAACTGTGCTAAACTTTTTGACATGAAAGAAAAAATAGTTGAAAATCATTTCGTCTGGGCAGTTGAGCGCATAGGTGGCAAGACGTACAAGTTCACGTCACTTGGGCGCAAAGGTGTTGCAGATCGGATCGCGTGTCTGCCTAATGGCAGTACATGGTTTGTGGAGTTGAAGACCAAGGGTGGCAGGCTGTCAGCGTTGCAGAAGATGTTCATGTCGGACATGACTTTGCTGAATCAGAAGTACGCATGTTTATGGACAACGGAGCAAGTCGATGAGTGGATTAAAAGTGTTGGTGGCGTGTGAGTACAGTGGTCGTGTTCGGGACGCGTTTATTGCGCGGGGGCACGACGCGATGTCGTGCGACTTACTGCCAACCGATGCAGCAGGGCCGCACTACCAAGGCGATGTGTTTGACATCATCAACGACGGTTGGGATTTGATGATTGCCCACCCACCTTGCACTTACCTGTCTGTGTCTGGTATGCACTGGACGACACGCGGGTTGCGCGATCCGCAATTGACAGAAGATGCGCTGGCGTTTGTGCAACGTCTGATGGACGCGCCCATTGAACGCATTGCCGTTGAGAACCCGATCAGCATCATCAGCAGCCGTATCCGCAAGCCTGACCAGATCATTCAGCCGTGGTGGTTTGGCCACGACGCGAGCAAAAAGACTTGTCTTTGGTTAAAGAACTTGCCGCTGCTCACGCCGACCGACATGCTGCCAGGCGACGCCAAAACACGTCGGGGAAACCAAACCGCCAGTGGGCAAAACAAACTGCCGCCATCTAAAGACCGTTGGAAGATTCGCAGCGAAACATACCAAGGCATCGCTGACGCGATGGCAACACAATGGAGTTAAGACTTTACCAAGACGAAGCGGCTGACTTCCTTTACGAGCGCGACCGAGCCATGATCTTGGCACCTGTTGGCGCTGGCAAGACAGCTATCACATTGACGGCCATGCAAGATATGCTGGCCAACGGCGTGGTCAAGCGGTTCCTCGTTCTGGCACCCAAGCGCGTGTGCACCGACGTGTGGCCAATTGAGCAACCCAAGTGGGCACCTGACGTGCCTTTGGCCGTGGCGGTCGGCACACCCAAGGAACGCGCCGCAGCACTGCGCTCTAAGGCGCAGATCGTGGTGAGTAATTACGACAACATCCAATGGCTGGCCGAGCAGGCGCTGGACTTTGACGGCATCGTGTTTGATGAACTGACGCGCTTGAAGAACCCATCTGGCACACGTTTCAAATCGTTGCTAAAGATCATTGACCCTATGGTCGTGCGCTGGGGTTTGACCGGCTCGTTCACCAGCAACGGCTTGGAAGATGTGTTTGGCCAGTGCAAGATCGTTGACCAGTCGTTGCTTGGTCGTTCCAAAGGCGCGTTCATGCAACAGTACTTTGTGCTGATCAATAAAGAGTTTGGCGAGTGGGCACCGCGTGTTGGTGCGTTGGCCGATGTCATGGCGCGCATCAAACCGGCTACCTATGTTTTGGACGCTGGCGAATACGCTGACAAACTGCCGCCGTTACATGTGATCGAGGTGCGGTGCGATCTGGACGATCGCAAGCCTTACGAGAAGATGAAGGCTGACTTTCAGGCGCTGGACGTCACGGCCATCAACGCGGGCGTGGTGACAGGTAAGTTGCAACAGATGGCCAGCGGGTTTGTGTACGACACACGTAAGACGGCCTCCGATATGCCTGGTAAGTTCATCGTCACACAGACGCCAGTGTGGTTTAGCTCGCACAAATTTGACCGGCTTGAGGAGTTGATAAATGAAAATCAAAGAGCCAATACGATCATTGCTTACACGTATCAAGAGGAGTTGGCAGAGCTTAAACGTCGCTACCCCCACGCCCAAACCCTTGACGACAAGAACGCCATTCAACGTTGGAACGAAGAAAAAATTGAGCTCTTACTGGTGCATCCGAAATCGGCGGGTCACGGACTCAACCTTCAATTTGGCGGGTGCAAAATCATTTTCTTGTCCCTGCCTTGGTCGTTGGAACTGTACGAGCAGACCGTTGGGCGTTTGCACAGATCAGGACAAAAGCACGACGTCTGGTGTTACGTCATGCTCACAAACAAAACCATAGATGAAAAGATTTGGGGCGCGCTACACGACAAGCGCGCCGTGTCGGATATTGCAATGGAGGAGTTGAAATGAGTGTACGTTTGAACAATTGGAAGACCCAGCTTAAGGCTGAGAAGTCTATTCAAAAAATTTATCGGCGCGACCATAACGCTGCTTGGCGCAAGTTGAGCAAGAGCATGGCGTTAACTAAAAAACTGGAGGACAAAATTGCAACTCACATGGCGAAAATTAAATGAAGAACTCAAGACCTTTGACGAAGCCAAGGTGTTGGAGATGCTGACCCA